TTTAATATCAGACTCTTCGTCTTCTTCTTTATCATAAGCAAAGTTTTTGTCCATTAAAAAATCAACATCTTCTTTGTTTAAATGCGGTTTTGTATATTCATAGTACTCTCTGACTAAACTTATATTGTCTATTTTGTCAATATCTCTATTAAGTCTAGTATAATCTTCTACAGTTCCACCTGTGTCTTCCATAAACTTTATAAGTTTATCAACACCTTCAGGTAGTTCTATATGAGTATCTTGTACTATTTCTTCTTTAGTTAAAGCAGTAGGTTTTTCTTCTACTTCTTTTTGTTCAACTTCTGTTTCTTCTTTTACTAATTCTAAAGGAGATTCATCTGTTGTTTGTTCTACTTCTTGTTCTTTGGAATTATCTTTTTGATTGGATTCGACCCGTACTTCGCCGTCCACTTCTTGGCTATCTCCGGTTCGTTCGCCCACAGGTACCTCCGTTGTTTCTCGCTCTTGAATGGCATTATCTTCTTTTTTATTAGGTTCTTTGTCAACATTTATTTTATAAACTCCATCTTCTTGAAGTCCATATTCTTTGCTGACCTCACCAGATTCAACAGCTTGTTCAAGAACAGCGGCTTCTTTTTCTTGAGGAGTTATAACAATATCTTCTGATGAATCTACTGTTTTAACTTCTATTTTTTCTTCTGTATTGTTTTCCATAATTTTATATAATATAATAGTTGTTTAATTTTTAAGATGCTTCAAATCTTCCCATATCAAAGCCACCTAAGGTATCATTGCCTTTTGATTCAAAGTCTTTAGTTGGATTATCTGTATTAGGAGCTCCACTAATTTTCATTGCTTCTTTTTCTAAAGCAGTAGCATTACTTCTTTCAGCTAATTCCATTTGTGATTTTAATTCAAGTTCTTTTAATTGAACATTTAAATTAAATTCATATTGCATTAATTCTTTTTTAGATCTTGTTTCAAGTTCCATTTTTTTAATTTCAAATTCAATATCAGCTTTTCTATATTGAATTTTAGATTCTGTTTTAACTTGTTCTGCTTGAGCCTTAGCTGATTCAACTTCTATTTGAGCTTCACCTTGAGCCTGTGCTTGAGCAGCACTTGCAGCTGCAGCTTGTTCTTGATCAGCAGTTTGCTTAGCTTGTCTTCTAAATTTTAATAGTTGATTTGCTAGTTTTACGTTTTTAACCTCTCTTATATCAATAGCATCTTCTAAGAATATATCACCTTTTGATAATGCCATTTGTATATTAGCTTCTAATAAAGCTTTTTCATCTTCATCAGGCTCTAATTCTAAAAATATACCAAAGTCGTGTAGGTTTAAGTTTTTAACTTCTTCAAGTGATCCTACTGAAAATTGACCTATAGAATCTATTAAAGATTCTTTTGTTGGATGAAACTCTAACACATCTTTAAATCTTAAAGATATTGCTTCAGCTAATGAAGTTGTTATAAACATACTACTATAAAGTATATGTCTAGTAGCAACATTACTATTTGCAGCAGCAAGCTTTTGTACTCCTACTAAAGAATTTGGATCTGGATCAGAACCATCTCTTGCTTCATTAAGTCCAGTAACGTCTCTCATCATTTGTATGTACTGGTTGTAAGCGCCAACTAAAACTTGAACTTGAGAACCACCACTGCCTGGTAATTCTGTTATAGGAACTCTTCCAGGATTAGGATCACCTTCTACATTTAAAGATCTACCTATAATAGAACCAGTCTGAAAATACATGTTTAATGCCTCTTGAGGATTATAATTATTTCCGTTACCAAGATCTATTTCAGCTAAACCATCAGCATCTAAATAAACACCTGATGGTGTCATTCTTTGTATAGCTTGTTGTAATTTTAAATGTGTTAACTGAATTAAATCAGCATAAGGTGTCATTTTTGCTACTAAAGAATTTATATTGCCTTTATACATCCTAGGTGCACTTGCAACATAATTCATCATTACTTTATTTATATTAGCATTAGGTCTTACCATGTTTGTAGCCTTTTGCCATTTAAGTAATTGATCTGTACCTAAAACTAAAACTCCTTCGTAAATTACTTCTCTAGTTTGTTTTACTTTTTCAAATCGTACATTGTCTTCTGGTGGATCAAAAGAATCATCTTTTTCAATAGCTTTTTTAGCGCCAGTGGAAACTTCTTTTATTTTATAGACATCGTGTTCCCAAGTTTTCCAATTAAAATATAATACTGTTAAAGTATTATTTTGAGACAATGAATCATTAGTATAATAATCTTGAGGATTATAAGTATTATATACGTTCCAATTTGATCCTTTTTTTACCAACTCAGATATTTCTGGATTACTTAAGCCAGGAAATTCTTTTTTAAGTTCATTTACTTTTATGTTTTTTACTTCACCAAAATAATAACAGTCTTCAAAATTAGGATCTTCCGTATAAGACCAAACTAAATTAGCTGGATCTACATAATCAATTACAACACCATCTGTATTATTAAAACCATGTTTAGCACATCCAATACCTATAGTTGCAATATCATAATCTACTCTACGTTTTGTTTGATCGTAACCATTAGATTTAAATATATTTTCTATTGCTTGCTCTTCTGCTAACTCAATACCTTGCTTATAATTAAGCTGCATGTATAACTCAAGCTCTTCTGTATTAGCTGGAAGTTCATTTACAGCAAAGTTTCTAGCTGATACACCTAATTGTTGTTCTATTTTTAAAAGTAAATCAGCTGTATTTAAATCTTGCTGTACATCATTTACAAATTTAGTTCTTTTGCCTGTAGATAATGCATCTTGTCCAACGGCTTTTATAGTAAAAGTTCTATCTTGCATTCCATTGACAACTATGTCAACAAATTTAGGGACTATAGGTACAGGTTTCCAGTCTAAGTTTAAATAAGATAAATCACCATTGATAGCAAATTCATCTTTGTATTTTTTAATAGATTGTTCACCTCTAGCATACAGTCTAAGTCTATGGCACTCTTCTCTAGAGTTGTAAAATCTGCTAACCCCGTTGTTGTCTTTATTAAACCACTCTTGTTCAATAGCTCTACCTACTGATAGACCATACTCTTGGGTCTTTTTTACAGAGTCAGATACCGCTTGACTAGGGAATGCGTAATTTTTCGCTGTTATTTTTGCCATATTTATTTTATTAACTCACTTCTTGATCCTTCATTTTTATATTTTGAAAATGCAAAATCAAGTTTTTTAACTGTTCTTTCCGCTCTTGGGCGATACAAATGTTTTCGACATGCCATTATAGCTAAGCCACTACTTATTGAAGCATCATATGCTGTTCTTTTTGATATATCAAATTTAGCCCAGTCTTCTAATGTTCTTTGAAAAAACATGTTACCATGATTTTCATTAAATGCACCCACATATTCTTCTATATAAGATTCTATAGCAGCAGCGTGAGCTTGTTTTATATCTTCTGAAGAGTTAGGAATACCTCCTAGTTCTAATTCTGTTTTAGATAAATTACCAACTAACTTATCTGGCCTATTCATTGAATAACCTCTATAACCTCTTCTTTTTAAATGATATAATAATCTAGGTTTATTGTTTTCTGCAAGTATTGGCATACCATAAAACACTAACGCCATTAATACTTCTTCAAAAAATATTTCAGCGGTTTGAGGTCTAGCTACATATTCTAAAAAAAACTTACTATTAGGAACATCACTAACCATTGAAAATGTCGTTAGCCCATGCAATGCACCATTAGATCCACTACCACTAACTGTTCCTGATATATCGTATGAATCACATCCAAAAGCACCTAAACCTTTGTTGCCAGGATATTTTAAACCATTTTTTAAAATACTATTATTTTGTATATTAACTGGTGGTATCCAAGCTACTTTAAATCTACCATTTTTACTAGGTATCCATATTACTTCAGTATCTTTTATTCCATTTTTCCAGGAAAAAGTACCTTGAACAACATGACCAGCCATTGTCATTTCTTCATTAAAATCTATCTGTTCGTATATTTTAGTTAGATTAAATAAAGAGTTAACTGTTTCATCTCTAAAAGCATGTTTTTCAGATCTTGGAAACTGTCTATAATATTCATTTAAAGCATCGCTATCGTGCTTTAATCCTTCTACTTCATTTTCCCAATGATCGATGACTCCGTTAAAAATTTTTTCTCCATCAATTCCTTCAAGCGGTTCTGTTGGTGTGTCGAAGACAGGATATCCGAACTTATCGATAAAACCTTCGTATCCCCACTCCATAGGTATGAACAAAGAATATAATCCACTTGCAGTCTGGCCATTGCGATTTCTGTTTGTAACATCTGAATTATAAAATAATTTTTTAAAGTTATCTCCACCTTTTGCTAAAGCATTAGATGTAGATCCCATCATGCATTTTCCTACTATTCGTGCTCCAAGCCTGAGGCACGTTTTTGTGACCCTCCAGTTGTTGAGTATGTTGTCCGGCCTCTCCCATTTACCCGATTCATCGTGGACGAGGAGTTGTAACTTCTCCCCATCGTACGAGTTGTCTCCCGTATTCTTCCAGTCGATCGTGGTGTCGAGCCCCTGCCCAAATTCCTCCTGACTATAGTTTTCTTTAATGGCGTTTCTGGTAAGTCTTCTTGACGGTATCTTATAGGATAGCTCCGTCTTTGGTCGTTCCATCCCATCCTGTATTGGTTTGAAAAAAAATGGATAGTTGATTGATATGGGTACAATCTTGTCTGTAAACATCTTCTTTGCATCTGCTCCAGTTTTAGATAAGACCCCAAATCTAGAGTCCTTGGAAGTTGTGGCCAAGTTAACAGTCTCTGAGGATGCCATGAAGCTAAACCCAGACCGTCTATTCTTGAGGTAGCACATTCCATAAGATCTTTTATCTGCCTTACATGCCTCCCAGAAGTAATAAAAGATTCTATTCGCCTGTCTAAAGTCTGGTGCTCCCACGTCGATTTTTGTCCAAGTGAGATATACATAGTGCGATCCTGTAATGTAGTTCGCTTCACCGTTGCACATGAACCAATAACCAACATCCCTGCGGTTAAACTCAATATCAATATAACTATAGTATTTTTCTTTAATATCTTCTGAGCAATTTTGAAAATCATATATAGTTTTTATTTTGTTTAAAGACTCTGGTTTATTTGGTATTCTAAAATATTGTTCTTTATTTTTAAGATCTTTTCCATCTGTTTTAGTTGGAGTTTGAGGTAATCCTACCTTAAGACCTTGAATATTATATATATCACCTAAAGTACCATCTTTACTTATTATAACACAGTCTAAATCTTCATTATAACCATACGCAAAGTTTTTATGCTTATTAGTGTGTTTAATTTTTTTATCAGCTAAGTGCTGTCTATCAATAGTATATAAAGTCTGCTTATACATTACTTAATTCTATTTTCAACACCTAAAAAAGTTTTTGTTTCTTTGTCGCTTTTTGTTTCTGTTAATTGCTCTATTTTTTCAACTATTTTTAAAGAATCTTCTATAGCAACCCATTTAGCTTGAGCTGCTGTTTTTGCTTTTTCAGGATCTAGTTCAACTAAATCAATTTTTTGTCTTATAACTTTATCTAATTCAACTAATGCTTTTTCAGCTGCTTGAACTATTTTTTGTCTTCGCTCCATAGTCTATTGTTATTTGATTTGATAATACACGATATAATTTTTGACCATCTATATTAAACTCATATTCAGAGTTAGGCGTAAACCCCACTATTGATCCTTTAGATAGTCCTAGCTGCTCTAAATATTCATTTAAATAAACTAGCTCACCAGATAAATTTTCATCAGCTCTAAGAGACCATTTACTGTTTTTGTATAAAGGTTTTATGAAACAATATTCTGGTAAACATTTCCATTTGCCATTTTTTTTATAAGCATATATTTGATCGTCAGCTACAACATACTTATCTTCACCAATGTAACTAGATGAATTTCTTTCTTGTCCATGAGAATCATACCATCTTCTAAAAACATTGTGATGTAGTATAACTTTATCTCCTTTGTTTATTTTTGTTTTTGTTGCAACAGGGCAACTATGAACAGTACCAATACGATTAACAAAAATGTGATCACGTTCTGTAATTTCTGTGTTAACAATTAATTTTTTATCATCAACATCTACTGTATTATTATAACGATTTTCAGTAGATATAATATAATCAAAAAGCGCCTGCATTAATAATCTAAGTTATATTCAACAGATACTGCCATGTTAGAATTAAAATGTTTCCACGGTAGTACTTCTTTGTTTTTAGTTATAAATATTTTAAAAGAACCATCTTCTTCTAGTATATCTGAAATAGTATGCCCTCCATAAACTTCTTGTCCTACAGAGTAATGCATTGCTTCGTTTTTGTAGTCAGTACCAATACTGATCTTACGTATTAATTTTGCCATTTAATTTAATTTAGTATGTCCATATGGTCATTGGCGGAGCGCCATCATAACCTATACCTACATGAACAAAGTTGTTTTTTCTACTTATACCTATTCTTTTAAAACCTACTTCAATTGCAGCTTTAACTAACCTATAAGTAGCTTCACCTCCTGAACAAGCCATATCTACAGCTGCACCATAAGTATGCTCACCAGGTTTAGACTTACGCGCCTCTATTGGATGTTGAGGTGATCTGTATGTTGATGTTAATGTAATTGGATATCCATATGCTTCTCTAAGAT